AACGCTAAAGTCTTGCAGCGGATGGGCATCCAGCTTACCGATGCGAACCTGTATCTGGCCCACTTCCTCGGGCCGGGTGGCGCTACGGACCTGCTAAAGTCAGCCCCGGGCACCAAGGCAAACGATGTTCTGGGTGCCGACCAGATCAGCGCCAACCAGAGCATCCTCGACGGCAAGACCCGCGAAGAAGTAATCGCGTGGGCCCAAAAGAAGGTGGGCATCTCAGCGACGGAGTTGGACATCCTCGAAGACATCGTGGACACCGAGCGCGACCGCGCCGAGGCTACCCGCGACACTATCGCAGACAACGACTTTGAGATCACCCAGCAGCAGCAGATACTCGACGGCAAGGCCCGTCAGGCTGCCATCGAGAAAGCGATCCGTGAGGCACGGGAGGATAACCCCGGGATCACCGACGCGGAGATCGAACGAATCAGGGCACAGACTGGTGCCTTGTTCGATCTGGAACTGGCTCAGAAGCGGGCCAGCGACGCGGACAAGGATGCCTCTGCGGAGGCACGGGATGCGTCGGCCAAGGTCAACGCCCTGCTTGCCAACCGTAAGGCCCTGCTCGACCAGCTTGCGGATGCTACGCGGAACAACGACACAACCGCGCAGGAGGACCTGAAGGCTAAGATCGAAGGCGTCAACACGGAACTCACGGAGGCCATCGCCAACGCCCGCGCCATGTGGGAGGCCATCGGCGGCCCGGACGCGGAGAACGCCCTTATCAAGCTGGACACGGCTGCACTGGCTGCGGACAATCTGGGCAACAACGCGCAGAAAGTTTACTTGCAATGGGATCGCGTGGCCGACCTGTTCGTGACTGGGCTGGCCTCGGCCTTTGACAGCTTCGCCAAGTCCGTCGCCGAAGGGGAGAACGTCTTCGCTGCGGCCCGCACGGCCTTCCTGCAATTCGCTGCGGACTTCCTGCTTCAGATTGCTCAGATGATTATCCAGCAGGCGATCCTGAACGCCTTGCAAGGTGCGCTCGGTGGCAGCAGCTTCGGGTCGCTGATCGGCCTCGGCCACACTGGCGGCATGGTCGGCAGTTCCCGCGTGGGATCAGGCAACAGCAGCCGACAGGTCAACCCCGCGATCTTCAATGGCGCGATGAAGTATCACACAGGCGGCGTGATCGGGCTGCGCCCGGGCGAGGTTCCGATCATCGCAAAGCAGGGTGAGGAAATGTTGACAAGGGACGATCCCCGCCACATGATGAACGGAGGCGGAGCGGGCGGCTCTGGCTCCCCTGCTGTAAACGTCCGCAACATCAACACATTCGACGCGCCGGGCTTCTTGCAAGCCGCTCTGGACTCACCAATCGGAGAAAAGGTGCTTTACAACTTCATCTCGGCGAACCCCGGGAAGTTCAAAGCTGCGATGGGAGGCTAGGAGAAAATATGCCAATCACGAAACACGTCACAGGCACCGCGACCGACGATCAGGACCTGTATGCCAAGCTAATCACGTTCCTGACCACGGACGCCGATCTAGTAACCGCCGGGGAGAACTGGACTGAGGTCTGGGACCACGCCAGCGGCGACGAAGACGGTATCGTTCTGGAAGGCCCCGGCCTCTCTGGGACCGATCAGGTCTTCGTGGGGATGCGGCTGGTCCGCGATATCCCGGGAGACACCTACGACCTCGAATTGCACGGCATGACGGGGTTCCTCTCGGGGGCTGTCGATGTGACAGATCACGTCAACGTCATGCCCACAAATGCGGTGGTCTTCTTGGACTCTGGGAGCATGACCTACTGGTTTATGGCGTCGGGTCGGCACTTCATCGTGGTCACTAAGATCACCACGGTCTTCGGATGTGGATACGCGGGCTGGTTCCTGCCGTTTGGGACACCCAGCGAGTATCCTTACCCCATGTTTATAGGGGGCTCCGCAGGGCCCTACGCGGGGCCGGGGAATACCGGGAGCCCCGAGAGTTGGCGCGACGCCGTCGCAGGACACTCCCTCTTCCCTTGGCCCGTGATCGACACGTCTTTCGGAGGGGGAGGAACCTACGCATCTTCAGCTTACCTGCTCGATCCTAGTGGCAACTGGATGACCCTCACCAACGTCGGGACCCAGATGGGTGGAACTGTCGGCCCTGTCTACACGCGGGGAAGCAGGTATCTCTTGTCAGGTGACACCATCGGGCTGTTCAACCCCGTCGAGGGCCATGACCGCCTGATGGATTGCTATGGGGGCGACAAGATGATCTTCCCAATGACACTCTACGAGACGAACTCCGGGAGCCAAACTTACGGGGCACTGGATGGCGTCTTCAAATGTCAGGGTATAGGGGTCGGCGCGGAGGACCTTATCACCCTCGCAGGGACAAATCATCTGGTCGTTCAGAACGCTTTTCGGACAGGCTTCTCCGATTACTTTTGTGTGGAGTTAAGCTAATGACATATTCCCTCCAAGCAGTCGCAAGCTGGCAAGACGTGGTCGACCAGATTGAGACCTTCGCAGCGGCCAGAGGCTGGACGACATCGGGTGGCAGCGGCTCGGCGGCGAACCTCACGAACCCTTCTACCGGGACCGTCACGGTGGTCACGGCGGGAGGGTCGAGTCTTTCCCTGTCTGCTGATGGCGGGGCGATGACCTGCGACAACCGCTCGCCGTGGCTGAACGGGACATACCCGGGGTCGCCCGTAGTCCTAAACCCGGTTCAGGTCCACCTCTTCGGAAACAACAGCCCTTACTCTGCACCTGACACGGAGCCCTTCCTCACAGCCGTCGTGGGTTTCGGTTACAACAGCTACCGCCACATCTACATCGGCACGATGGTCGCGGCAGGCAATTACACGAACGGCGACGTCATTTCCTGCAACGACTTCAGCAGGTCCTACACCGACCTGTATCCACTCAATGCACTGAGCCGTTACCTTTTCAATGCCTATCAGAGCCACCCCGGGGCTGGACATGGTGGAGTGAAGATCACCCATGCGGACAACGCGAACACATGGCGGACCTTCAGGACTCCCTCCGCGTCGTCTAACAGCTTTCCGGACAACTACAATATTCTCTATGGAACCGAGGTCTTCGGGGGCAATGGGGATGGGATCAACGACGGCCTCACTTATCGGGCCCACGCGGACTATGCCGCAGGGCAGTTGCTAGTTCCTGTGAACTTATACTGCCCCGACGGGGCCGACGGGGTGGACTACCGGATCAGGTCGTTAGGGCACGTCTCGGGCGCTCGTCTAGTCGACATGGACGGTCTGGAACCCGAGCAGCAAATCTCAATATCCGCTGACAACTGGAGGGTCTTCCCGGAGTTCTCCAAACGGTCCGACGCTTTCTTGGACTGGTCGGAGATCGGGACCACGACATATTGGCCCTATGAGTTGTCCGGGATGTTCGGATTGGCGTATCGGGAGAACAGCTAAGTCATGGCGTTCGCGGGCACCTTAAACTCAGCCCTGATCTACTTCGCCAATGGCGACTATGCAGTAGACAACACGGGTAAAACGAACCTTGCTGATCCCCAGCAGGGCTTTTACCTCGACCCCTTCGGTGCTGGCGCTCACACGGAGAGCCTCGTCGACGTCGGGCGGGCGTCTGGCGGAGGCTACCGCCAAGTCACGTTTGTTGAGGACTTCTACAACCGCGTCCACTTCGTCCCGAGTCCATTCACCTTTGGCCCTATCGCGTCCGATACGACACGGGTCATGGCAGTCTGGAACGCCCACCTTGTCCCGAACGACTTCACCGCTCTGGGCCTCGACGGCGGGATCAACGTCACCTACGGCGGCGACTCGATCCCGTTCACCTTTGGCCCTCTCGAAGAGGTCGACCTGCCGTTCACAGCCCTGCAAAACGGGACGCCCGCGTTCAGCGAGTTCACGACGTTCACCTTCTCGCTGAAGGACCCCTACAACATCCTGTTTACGGGCGACCGAGCAGTCCTGATCGAGCGCGGCCCGAACTGGCGTGACCCAATGGTCGAGACCTACGAGTTCCGCACCGAGATCGTCCACCGCAGCCGCTCGGGCAAGGAGCAGCGCCGGGCGCTACGACAGGAGCCTCGCAGAACGCTCGCCTACACCCTGTCGACGTGGGGCAACACGAGACGCGACGCAGAGGGCCTGCTAACCCGCTGGCGTCGTCGGACAGTCGTCACCCCAGTATGGCCGTGGCGCACTACCACGTCGACTACGGCTGTCGCGGCGACCACGACCCTAAACCTCGACTACGTCCCAAACTGGGCCGTTCCAGACATGAACGTGGTCATCGAACATCCCGGGATGCCCGCCCGAATCAATGGCACCATTGCATCGGTCGGGGCCAGCAGCATCGTTCTCGTGATCGGCCTCGCCTACGAGGTCCCTGCCGGGGCCACGGTGACGCAGATGCTGACGGCACGGGTGCGCGACGCGCAGAAGGTCGACAGGGTGACAGCGGACGTGGCCGAGGTCCCGTTCGTCTTCGACATCACGCCGGGCATCGACCCGATCTACACGCCGCCCGCCGCGTCCGTGTTCCACGATGGCTACGAGGTCGTGCTGACTGACCCGAACTGGTCAGCAGGGATCGAGGAAACGTGGGATATGCCGCTCGACGTCGTTGACGCGAATTGGGGTGTGAAGGTCTTCTACGAGTATCAGGACTTCGTGCAATACACGATGCGCCTGCTCTACTCCGGCCTGCGGGAGACCAAGGTCCAAGACGTGATCGACCTGTTCTACCGGCAGAAGGGGATGCGCGGCGAGTTCTGGTATCCGACCCGGGGGCGCGACGTCGAGCCCGGCTACCAGTTGGACGAGAGCGCCAGCACGATCCGGATCGCGGGCTCGGACTTCGCCACGGACTGGTCGGATCAGTCAACTAATCAGGCGATCATCGTCTGGCTGACCGATGGCACATACTTCACCCGGAGCGTCACGGACCTGTCGACTACGACGGACGTCTTCGGGACGGACTCGGTCATCACCTTGGATGATGTCTGGCCCTATGACATACCCACGAGCGACGTCAGGAAAATCTCATGGATGATGCGCTGTCGGTTCGCAACTGACACACTGCGCGTCGAGTGGCTAAACGACGAGAAGGCCAACGTGCAGTTCTCGCTTTCGACATTGGAGGTTCTATGACCTACGACGCATTTGACCAAGGCAGGGCGACAGGGTCGCCCATCGAGACCTACCTGTTCACCCACGGGCTGAACCCGACCGACTACTACGCCTTCACGGATGCGGAGCGCAGCTTCGATCTGGCGGGCAAGACCTATGTGGCCGTGCCGATCTTGCGCGACGGGATCACCACTTCAGGGGGGCGTTCCGAACGCAACGACCTGAAGATCAAGATGTCGGCCAAGGAGCCGATGCTGAATCTGTTCCAGATTTACCCACCAGACCAGCCGATCTCCGTCCTGATAAAATCAGGGCACTTTGAGGACGGTGATGCAGAGTTCGTTCCGACCTTCAACGGCAAGGTCATCAACGTCAAGACTATGTCCGACGGCTGGGCAGAGGTTCTGTGCCGCCCTCTCTGGACCGCAGCCCGTCAAGGCGGCCTGCGCAGGCATTATCAGCTTGGCTGCCCTCACGTCCTCTACGGAGACCAGTGCGGGGCCTCCGAGACGGCGGTGACGACCACTGCGGCTGCTTTCCCGTCGCTAAACAAGGTGACACTGGCGGGCGGCTGGGAGGGTGCTTACGCCAAGAGCAAGTTCCGGGGCGGCTGGCTGGAATGGAACGTGGGGTCCAACGTCCATAGGCGCACGATCCTCTCTCTATCGGGAGACACTCTGACCCTGTCCGGGCCCGTAATGGACCTGACCGTCGGGTATGCCATGCGCGTCGTCATCGGGTGCAACAGACAGATGACGGACTGCGCGGACATCCACGCAAACATCCACAACTTCGGGGGTCAGCCTTGGATTCCCACGAAGAACCCGATCAACACCAACCCGTTCTTCTCGTGAAGGAATTACTATGCCCCTACCTTGGTTAGCCTCCCTTCTGATCGGTCTCGCGATCTCCGTTGTCGCTTACCTGATTATGCCCAAGCCAAAGCAGCCCAAGCCGCCCGAGGCGAAGGACCTAGAAGGCCCAACCGCAGAAGCGGGTCGACCTGTGCCTGTTGTTTTTGGTAGGATGCGGGTCAAGGGCCTCAATTTGCTGTGGTATGGAAATATCTCGAAGCGGGTTTACGAGGTCGATGCAGAAGGAGGTGGCAAGAAATGACGGTCGACCATGACACAGGCAGAGACATCGTCCTGAAAGCCGCAGACGCCCGTGTCTGTGGCTTTTGTGGCCGGGGCCAGAATATCTGGGGTGCCGACAAGGGCATCACCGTGCGCGGGCTTCTGGCTGGTGAATACACGGTTGGTATGGCCGAGGACATGAACGACGCTATGGCGAATCGTATCGCCGCAGCCGCAAGAAAGAGGGTGTCTGGTGGGTAAAGGTGGCGGCGGAAAACGTAGAGTAATTGACTACCACATCAACATGCATTGGGGCGTCTGTTGGGGTCCTGTGGACTCGATAGAAGAGATCAGGTTCAAGGAAAAAGTCGCTTTTAGTGGTTCTGTGTCCTCGAACAATTCGCTCTACATAGACGAGCCGGAACTGTTTGGAGGCGACGAGGCGGAGGGCGGGGTCCGGGGCTATGTGGACTTCATGCTGGGCGACTCGGGTCAGGTTCTCAGCGACGTTACGGCGGGCCAACTAGGGTTGACGAGCAGCACCGCCCCGGGCTTCCGGGGGATCACGTCGCTGTGGTTCCACAACGGGGATGTCTCAGAAAACAGGGGGTTTATGATCTCCCAAAACAATCCATACATCTCGACGCTGGACGTCCGGGTCGCTCGCTATTCGAGGCACCCAAATCTCAACGTGGCCCATGACCTCATTGGGGACGATGCGAATCCGGCCCACATGATTTTCGAGATTTACACGAACAACGACTGGGGTCTCGGCTGGCCCGTCGCCGCGTTTAATCTGACAAGCTGGCGAGCCGTGGCCGAGACCTTGTTCGACGAGAACTTTGGCCTGTCCATGATGTGGGTCACACCCGGAGAAGTCGAAGCCTTCGTGGCGGAGATTATCGACCACATCCAAGCGACGATCTACACCGACCCGACAACGGGCTTGGTCGAGATCAAATTGCTACGGGACGACTACGACCTGCTGACTGCGAAGACCTTCAGCCCGGACAACTGCACCTTAGAGGACACCGAGCGCCGGGCCCTCGAAGACACAGTCAACGAGATTAGCGTCGTCTACACCGACCCAGAAACGGAGGAAGAACTCACCCTCCAAGTGCAGGACCTCGCCAACATCGCGGCCCAGAATGGACTCATTAAAGGTGACAGCCGGAACTACTACGGCGTCCGGAACGCGGAACTGGCGTGGTCTTTAGGTGAACGCGATTTACGCGAGGCGTCCTACCCCTTGTTCAGCACAAAGATCATCGCAGACCGAAGCCAAGGTCAGATCATCCCCGGCGAGGTTATCGAACTACAGTGGCCCGAAGAGGGCATTACCAGCATGGCCTGCCGTGTCCTCGACATCGCCAACGGCAAGAAGGGTGACGGCAAGATGATCCTGTCCGTGGCCGAGGACATCTGGTCATTAGACCGAGCCGAGTTCGAGGTTCCCCCAACCACCAACTGGGAACTGCCCTCGGTTTCGGCTACCGCCTTCGCCCAACAGAGCGCGATCACAGCGCCCTATCCCGTCCTATCACGGCAGGGGCTGACCCCGGCATACGCCGACGTCTACGTCGGCCTGCTCGGCCAGCAGAACGATCTGGATACTGAGTCCTTCACGCTCACCACCGAGGTCGTGAACCCGGCTGGTGATACAGTCGAGGCCAACTACAGCGGGATGCTCCAAGCGCCGTTTGGTGTGTTGGCCGTGGCTTTCGATGCCGAGGTCGAGTCTGTCGTGGCCGAGGCCGACATGCCCGCGATGTCAAACGACTTTGGCAGCTACGCCACAGGGCAACTCTTCTACATTGGCGACAGCACGGACGACACGCTGAACGAGATCGTCATGCTGAAGAGTTACAGCGTAGGCAACTGGACGATCAAGCGCGGCATCTGGGATACCGTGCCCCGTGCATGGCCTCTCTCTACCGAGGTCTGGTATTTCTCGACCAGCTTCTCCGCAGCCGACCCGAACGTCCGTTCCGCAGGAGCCCCTGTCAGCTACTGGCTGCGGCCTAAGACGCTCGCCGGGACGTTGCCTAAACTGTCCGCCGTCGAACTGGTCTACACGCCCAGCGAGCGGCCCCACCTACCCTTCCGCCCGGCCAATGTAGGCGTCTCCGGGGACACGGGCTTCGGCCTGCTCGACCTCGGAACGCCAGCCCCGTTCACCGTGAGTTGGGCGAACCGAAACCGGGCGCTAGAAGACACCGTCGCCCTGCACTGGGATGAAGCCTCGGTGGCTGTCGAGACCGGCCAGACGACCACGATCCAGTTCCTTGACGCGAGCGACGACAGCATGATCGTCCAATATGTTGGACTGACCGGGTCCAGCTTTGAGGTCCCGTCTGGGGGAGGGCCCACGACCGCGTGGTCGACCAAGATGCGGGTCTTCTCTGTCAGGGACGGACTCGAGTCGCTCCAGTATTTTGAGCGGCTGGTCGACATAGACTTTGATTTTGCAGGAACTAGCGGCTATGGTTCCGCATATGGCGAAACTTACGGAACAGGGGCGTAGACCATGGCGGGAACAACAACGAACAAAAACTGTGTGACGACCGGGTGGATTCTACTCGCGGAGAACGTCACGGCAGCTTGGGTGCAGATGCAAGGCGTGGGCCATGTCCGGGTCCACGTCGGCGCAGCCGACCCCGGCGCTGGCAGTGAGGTTGGCGTCATCATCGACGGCACGAACCTGTCGACGATCCCGCTAGTCGGATTGGAAAGTGGGGTCGACCAAGTCTGGGGCCGCGCCATGAACAATGCGGAAACCGTTGCCGTCCTGACTACGGGGGGCTGACATGGCATCAAGAATATCAGCAGGGGCGCTGGCCCTTAACACTGACTGGGTCCTCGGCGACGCTTGGAAGGCGGGCATGGATGCCAACCTCCTAAAACTGTCCGTCATGTCTATGCCCATCGTCCTGTCGCGAGGGACATCGCTCCCGGGCGGCACCGAAGGGCAGGTCTATATCGTCCCGACAGGTGACGCCAACGCCGAGGACATCGCCGTCTACGACGAGGCTGTGTGGACCTACTTCACCCCGGCTGAAGGATTCTTGGCCTACGTCGCCGACGAGGACGCCTTTGTCCGGTTCGACGGTGCGGTCTGGGATGTCTACTCGACCCCGATCCGATACAACGTCCAGAGCGGGACAACCTACACCCTACTCGAAGCGGACCTTGATGGACGGACTTGCGTCCTGTTCACCAACGCAGCCGCCGTGACCTTCACGATCCCTGCTGGCCTGACCGGGCTGCAACCCGTCATGTGCATCTCAGAAGGTGCCGGGGGTGTGACGAACACAGCCAGCGGGACGACGTTGAACAGCAAGAATGGTCTGGTCGCTGCCGAGGGGGCCTGCTGGTCGATCATCCCGCGAGGCGGCGACGTCTTCCGGCTTTCGGGGGACCTGACAGTATGACACCAACTATGCGACTCTTACTGATGACTACGGCCCTCGGGGGTGGTGGTGGTGGTGGCGGTGGCGGCACTGGCTTCGTCAATATGTATTCGGTCAACCGCATCACCACCATGCGGGTCCCTGTCGACAGGGTCTCAATGTATTCGGTCAACCGCATCACCACCATGCGGGTCCCTGTTGACAGGGTCACAATGTATTCGGTCAACCGCATCACCGTCATGCGCCTGCCGTAAGAAAGGAAAACCCAATGGCTGCACCAGTCTTCACCTTCTTCTCGCTCTACCAAGAGGGCGTCACCGTCACTCCCAACACTGGGGCCATCCGGCCTGAATACGGGAGCAATGGATACACCACTATGGGGTGCCCGGGATTCGACATATACGGGGGCTCCGCATATGACGCAGAGGTCGCCCTCGACATCTCTGGCGACAGTCTCTCCGATGGGTGGCTCCGCTTCCGTTACGTTATGAACAGGCACAGCGCCCTTCAGAACATGGTCGTGTTCTCCGGACCGACCACGGACCTGCTTCGCATCCGCAACGTGAACGCCTACTCGACGGACCCCGACCTCCGGTTTGAATACTGGGGCGGTGCGTCTTGGACCCAGATCGGGGTGGACATCGGCTCTTCGGAGAACGTGGACATCGACGTCCACTGGCACATCGACGGCGCGGCGGGAGCGTTCGAGATTTACCTCAACGGGGTGCTGTCTCAAAGCGTCTCTGGCGACACGCTCCATACCGCCGACACGACCATCGACACGGTCGCGTTCTTCGGGTCTTCAAACACCACGTCCTACGAGACGTCGTTCTGGCACATCTTCGTCGACTCGGTTGACAGCCGGGGCCTCTACATGGACGTGGGAGGGACCAGTTTTGCGGGCTTCTACAATGACTTTTCGGGTGGGGATTACACCGATGTGAACGAAAGGCCCGGAGAAAGCAACTGGGACCTCGACTACATCATCGGTGACGCTGCGGGCGAGAAGTTCACGGGGATCAACACCGCCATCAACGCCTCTCTCGAAGCATCCGGGACGGTCGAGACGGTGATCGTCGGCTTCTCCGGCGCGGCCCAGACGGAACCTGCTCTCTACTCCAAGCCTCTGATCCGAATCGGTTCGACCGACTACAGCCCGACCGGGTCGGTGCAGGGGAGATCGGAAGTTTCCCAGACCCCCAGCTACCGAGGCTTCTATGGGATCGAGGTTCCGAACGACCCGTCGACCGGGGTGGCTTGGGCCAACGTCGCTGCGGTCGAGGCCGCTGAGTTCGGGTGGGAGATGTCGGCCACGGCCTAAACCGTAGACAATGGTCAGTTGATCCTTTAGGCTCCCGGGCAACAACTCGGGAGCCTAATCATGTCTGGAATCGTTCGCAGCATCACGCACTGGACCGCAGGAGGCGGCAGAGCGTCCGACGTCGACAAGAAGCACTACCACAGGATCACCGAACACGACGGCACCATCGTCGACGGTAAGAAAGAGATCGAGGACAACATCGTCACGTCTGACGGAGCCTATGCAGCCCACACCCTGAACCTGAACACAGGGTCCGCTGGGTTCTCTATGGCGGGGATGCGGGGGGCCAAGGACACCGATGACCTTAACTGGGCCGGGCCGAGCCCGATCAACGAGCGCCAGTTCGAGGCCCACTGCAAGATGCTGGCCGAGTTCCACCTATCCTATGGGGTCGAGGTCAACGGTCGGACCTGTCTGACCCACGCCGAGGTCCAACCGACACTGGGCGTCAAGCAGAAGGGGAAGTGGGACTTCACCCGGCTGCCGTTCAAGCCAGAACTGCGCGGAGCGATCCCAGTCGGGAACTACATGCGCGAGCGCGTCCGGTCCTACATGCCGGCCCTCCTGCCGATCTCCAAGAACCGCCCCACCCTGCGCCAAGGCGACAAGGGGATGTTTGTCGAGGACCTTCAGGAACTGGTGGCTGGGGTAGGCATCTTCTCGGGCAAGATCGACGGCCAGTTCGGGCCGCGCACGGAGCAGGCTGTCCTCGCCTTCCAAAGCCATTCCGGAATCGTCGCGGACGGAGTCGTCGGGCCGCGCACATGGGAGGCCCTGATGCGGGCTCAACCCATGCAGGAGCGCGACGTGACAGAGGCCGACCTGCGGAAGTCCGGATCGCGGACCATCAAGGCCGCAGACAGCGCAGAGACGGCAGGCAAAGCAAGTGCAGCGGCTGTCGTGGGCCTCGGGTCTCTGGACGCCGTCATGGACCTCGTAGACAGGCTAGGAGAGGCCGATTCGTCCCTCCAAGCGGCGCAGCAAGCCATGCTCGCCAACTGGCATATCCTGATCGTCATTGGCATCGGCCTGACGGGATACTCATGGGGGCCGAGGATCATGCAGCAGATCAGAGCGATCCGCACAGACGACGCCCAGTCCGGGGCGAACCTCAAACGATGATCCGGTGGCCCCTATCATCTCTCGTCTATGACGAGACCGAGAAGTGGCTAGGAGCCGCGACCAAGCTGTGGTTCGTCCGGATCGGGCTCGTGGACTATCAAGGAACGAAGCGATGATCTCATACCTGATCGGGGGCCTCGGCCTCGTGGCCCTTCTCGCTGGCGGGTTCGCCACAGTCCAGACCAAGCGGCTCGAAACCAAGCAGGGCGAGATGGCCTTGGTGCAGGGCCAACTACAAACCTGCGGAGGTCGCCTTGCCGCGATCCTGCGAGACGTGGAGTCTGACAATGAAGTTGATAATCTTGACCTTACCGATTTTGACATCCCTGCTGACTGGATGCGCCCCACCGATCCCCCCAATCCTTGACGACCCGGTTCTGTTCTGCGATGTGGAAGAGGCCCGCAGGTTCTCCCACGAAGAGTGGGCATGGCGGGCGGCCAACGCCCCTTGGAACCTCGCCCGGGATGTGAAGACCAACAAAACTTGGGACCGGGAATGTGCAGAGCCCACAACCCAAGAGGGGGGAGGACCTCCCGTATCCGGTTGATACGAGTTGATTTTTCAGGTTCCCCAATCTACCATACCCCCGAAGGGTTTAACTAAGAGGTTTTGCGGTGTTTTTAGGCGAAGGCGATACCTCCAAGCTGGAGGGCGACGAGCAGACAACGCTCGCCCACCTTCGTCGTATGATTGAAACCCACCACCTCGTCGCGCTCACCCCCAAAGAGAGCCAAGTGGCGATCAGGGCGATCACCTTCTACGCCCGGTGGGAATCGGCCTTTGCCTTAGTTAATTCTTTGCGCAACGTCGTATTCCTGACAGCAGGGGGCCTCGCCTTCTGGTGGGCTACGGGAGGCGAGAACTTCGTCACCGAGTTTGTTCGAAGGAGTGTGGAACCTTGAGGACCGAACCTATGCCCAATCTCCCGTGGTTTTTCACGCGCCCCCTCGAATTAACTGCGGCGTTCACTGTGGTATTCCTTCTGACGTCGTATCTTGACCAAAGAGAACAAGACAGGTTCAACTCCACCGCCGAGACGGAGTGGTTCGAGGTCACTGAACTTTTCGTCCCAGACCACGAAGTCGGGGAGAACCCCTTGCTGGCCTACGACAGAGAAATTCGGAAGCCCTTCAGGGGCTACTGGGTGGCCGAGATCAAAAGCCGCGATTCACATAATTCTGAAGGTCGGTTCTTCACGGCCTGCACAGGCAACGGCCAGTCGGACTATGGAGCCGACGACATGCTTGACCCTGCAAAGGTCACATGGGAGTGGTTCCTCGGTAGGCCCTGCGACGTCCCGCCCGGCATTTACCGGATGGAGGTCACATGGGACATGAAGGTCCCAGAGTTCGACAGGGTCAAACGATACACAGTCCTGTCCAACCCCTTCACGGTCTATGCGCAGAAGGGGCCGCCGCGTCGTTAGAGCAACGACAGGGCCTCGGCGTCTAGGATCGCGGGCTTGTCCCTGTCGAACTTGCCGACCTCGTTCCCCATCGTATGCCAGCCCTCCCCTGTCGAGCGGCTGAACATCTCCAAGTATGGGCCAGCGACCAGAGCCTCAAGTCGGGTCAGTCGGTCATCTGGCTTGCGGCTGTGTTCCCGGGCCGGTTCGAGGATCGTCTGGCGCACCCCAGCAGACACACGAGACGGCTTACCCTTGGTGAAGATCAAGCCGATCTCGGCCTCCTGCCGCAGCCACTTCCCCATGCCCATCTTGGGCTTCTCTGGGTCGCTCTTGCAGGTCTTGACCCAGACCATGCCCAGCGACTTGAAGGTGAAGCCCCAAGCGCGGCCCAGTTCGAGCGCCTGATCGAAGTGCGACGAGATCACCCACATGTGCAGCAGACAATCCTTGGCCGCGACCTCGCCGACCGGGAGGGCCTTCAGTTCTTCGAGCGTCATCGACTGATATGGAGCGTCATCGGTCCGGTGGGGCACGGTGCCCTGTTCCCGGTTCGAGTAGGTCTTATAGGACCACGGCGGGTCGGCCTCGATCACCCCGTAGTGGAGCCTGCGCAGGCCGCGCATGGGGCCGTAGCGGATCACAGGCCCCTTACCCTCGACGGGGGCGTGAGGGCAGTCCTCGGCCCTGTCAGCGTTACGGCAGACGGTTTTGTCGACGAGGCCACAGAACTCACATATCGGTCCGGTCATTCTAAATCCAACTCTTTGATTATCGCGGCAGCCGCGTTCATGGCGTCCTCACGCTCCGCTTTTGTTGACATCTTCGACCACTTGTGATCGCGCAATTCCAGCATCTTCTCACGGCCAAGCCAGACATCCAGCCTCGGGCCCACGATGCACTTGGCAATACGGAGTTGCTTCGAATCACCAGACCATGGACAGTGCGGCTTGTCCTCGTCCGTGGCCCATCGGATATGGCAAATCTGGCAGAACCACTCGTCGTTCTGTTGCTCGGGTTGGCAGATCATGTCTGTTCCTCTTTTTCCACGTTGTCGGTCTCCGAGAGGTCTCCGTGTTCCTTCTTGCTCCAGTAGCAGTAAACCTCCCCACGAGTATCCGGGGCCATCCGTATCGCCCCACTGGGTTCGTCTATGCCGAGGAAGATCGCCTCGTGATAGAATCCCATGCAGCCACACTTCACCCTCACATAGTCTCCCGCTTCGGGAAGGGCTTCAGTGTAATGTTTCCATGGACCCCAACTCATTCTATTTCTCCTCTTGGTTGGTATTTTAGTTTAGCATCCTCGGCAGCATAAGCATCAGCACGAGCATCACGAGCAGCCTCCCGGGCAGCATAAGCATCCTCCGCAGCAGCATAAGCATCAGCATAAGCAGCAGCACGAGCAGTATAAGCAGCATTAGCAGCATCATAAGCGGCTTCAGCAGCATCACGAGCAGCTTTTAGGTCTTCAAGTTTAGTCATTCTGTTTCTCCTTTCGCACGCGGTCTGATCGACTGGCTGGGAGCATAGGTGCGCATGCATTGAGCCCACGTTTTGCTGCCTCCGAGCGGTGGCGTGGCTTCTGCTATGACCACCAGCGCCTCTCCGCAGGCCATCTGACTAGGGTATGTCATGCTGTATGTGTCCGCATTGATGTGGACGAGCAAGATCGTGAGGAGGGGCGTCATAGGAGACCGTCGTAGTCGTCTTCCGGGCCATCGTCGTCCTCCGGCATATAGTCCCGGAGCGACGTGCCACTGTCGATCCCGAGGGCTTCGCGATACATCTCCAGAACGGCCTCTTCCTCGGCGATGTCGTCGGGGTTCCGCTTCCGCAGGGCCATGACCTTCTTCAATATCTGAACTTCGTAGCCCCGACCTTTGGCCTCCGCCCACAACTCCTTCAGGGCGTCGGCGAACTCCTTCTTCTCTGCTTCCAGCCGCTCCGCCCGTTCGATGAACGAGCGGAGTTCTTGGGACACAACCCGGTATGATGCATCATCAGACATCAGAGCAGATCGTCATCGTCGAGATCGTCGAGATCGTCGAGATCGTCGGGGCCGGGGTTGATCCCTACGAGGTCGTCCTCGTCCGCGACCAGATCATACTCGCCGATGTCGTCGAGCCCGGGGGCGCGGCCTTCGCGCAGGTCGTCAGCGTCGGCCACGTCCAGCGTCTTCTTGAAGACCATGAACTCGTCGCGCTTGATCTTAGTGACAGCGCCCTTCTGCTTGGGTGGGATGGTCTCGCCGTCGATCTGGAAGACGAAGTCGAGGGTGCCGTCCGAGTAGCGGTAGAACGAGTTGTTCTTGAACGACTGGGTGGCCCACTCAATCGCTGGCCCCTGTGATTCGCTTTGCACGGAGGGTCTGCTGGTCTTGCCAGCAGGGGCACGGTCGACGGGCTTGGGCTCTGCGGTTCGTGGTCCTTTGGACGCGACGATCTTCCACTCGTCGAGACTGTCGAAACACAGGGCGTGTTCGCGACTGTCGACCATGCCACCGGGGAACAAAATCGCACGGCTCCCGACCAGACGGGCGAGGCCGTCAAGCGTGATCGGATGGGGCGGTCGGTAGGGGTTGTCCGCTTGCGGTGCCCAAGCGATCACGGGGGTCCGCAGCACGGCACCGCTCTCGCCGATCTCGACGATGTAGGTCTCGGGCGCTGCCGAGATCATGGTGGGCATGAACTGCCCTCTGGAGTCCGGGAGAGACGACATTAGCTTTCCTCTTCGTAGTTGTTAGTGATCTTGTCGATCAAGTTTTTCAGGGCTTCGCTGTCCGTAACATATAGACTACCCGAGGTAGGCGATCAAGACCCGAAAAGCCAGACCGACCGATAAGAGGCCAGCGACGATCCACACCAGCACAGCCCTAAGAGAATCGACGCTCTCCTGCTCGGGCGTCTTGCCGTTGATACGATAGAAGTTTTTCCGCCACTCTTTCTCCCAGTCATCCATTGCGTAGGTCCTCCGATATTTCCTGCCGTGCGTCCTCTTCCCATGTGTGGTCGCCAGTCTTGTTGCGGCAGAGGTTGCTGCGGGGGTTATAGATCACTGCGTCGTCGGGTAGGTGGTGGGTGCAGATCGTGAACATCGAGCCCTTGGGTTCGTCGCCCGGGGGGTTGGCTGGGTCGTTCTGCACGACGCGCCCGGTCCGGTGGACCGCGATCACCCCTGCCTTGACACAGTAGTAGCACTGCGCCTCGGTTCCGAGCGGCACGTCGTAGTATTGCGGGCGCTTGTCGGCCCGTGCTGCCGGGATGGCAGCGGCCTGTTCGGCTCGATTGCGCTCCATGGCTTCGGCAGCACGGCGTTCCCGGCGATTCATGTTTGGATTACTCAGCATCTTGGACTCCTAGCTTCTTCAGGTATTCCTTATGTTCACCCCGGCTCATGGAGGGGTGGACGAACTGTTGCGCGGCACGATCCTTGTCGACCAGCAGCAGCAGGTTCTCGATCTCTGCCCGGCTGAAGCTGACCGCTTCAAGCTGGTAGTCGACGAAGGCTTCCCAAACGTTGGGCATCCAGTTCTCGAAGATCTGGCAGATGACCTCGGCGTAGACCCTGATCTCGCGCTGGGCGTGAGGGTCGGCCCGCAGCCGCAGGAAGTGCAGCAGGTTGTGGGCGTCGACCTTCCAATACCATTCGGTATAGATGTTGGTCGGCAGCACCATGCGGGCCAACTCGCGGGCCATTCCGAGTTTCTTGTCGTGGGGATGTGCGTCGCCTGAGTCTTCCCAAAGTTCCCCTGTGTCATCGACCCAAGGCCAGCCCGTAAGCATCTCTTCGTAGGTATCGAAGGCCATCTCCGACACCTGTTCGATGGTGTCCGTCATACCGAACCGCATCTCTTCAGGCAATTCGCCTCCCCGCCCTTGGTGGTTCGTCTTGCTCTGGGCTTCGATGTCAGCCGCGTCAGGGAAGAAGAACTCATTTGCTAAGATCGAGTAGCGGGCCGAGTGTTCGTTCACGTTGGCGGTCCGGTGCCTGATCCACTGCCGGGCCACAAAGACGGGCAGCTTGACGTGCAGCTTGATCTCACACATCTCGAACGGCGTGGTATGCCAATGGCGCAGCAGGTAGCGCAGCAGGCCACGATCCTCGCTGACGCTCTTGGTGCCCTTGCCATACGACACGCGGGCGGCCTGACAAATTGCGGCCTCGTCGCCCATGTAGTCGATGATCCGGATGAACCCTTTGTCGAGGACAGGGAACGGGATGCCCAGCTTGTCGTCCATGTAGTCCACAGACGGGCGCTTCAGGCGGTCCCACTTCTGAGGTGTAGTGATGTCATTCATCGGTTCTTCTCCGGGTGCAGGATAGGGGTGAAGGTCCGGGACGGCTCGGTCATCTTGAAGATTCCAGTTCCTTTACCCATCGTGGGGTCCTCCGTTATGTGGGCGAACACGGTATGCGACGCCCTTGTAGAAAAAGAAGCCTTTGCGGGTCATCTCGTGGATGATCCGCTCGACTGCGGCCCGAGTGACCGCGATCATAGCGACCGCAGTCAAAGCCCCTCCCGAGATAAACCCGGTGAGGAAGACTGTCACGTCGTATAGGTCGATGTCCATTACTTGGAATCCCTCTCATTCTTCAGCGACCACTGCTGGATGCTAACCAGAGGGTAGCAGATGGTTTCAGTTCCGCAGAGCAGGATCAGTTGCCCGGTCTGCCCGGCCTGTGCGGCCAGATACTGGGTGAGCGACAGGCTTGCTTTCAGGGCGTGGGTCTTGACCTCGCCATCTGTCAGCACGACCTCGCAGTCGACCCAGCGTTCGGGCCATGTGCGGTCTTCAGACATCGTCGCCTCCCCGCACATGCTGGATCGCCTTGTGACCAACTTGGGTGCGCCAGTCAGGCCAGCTACGGCCTTCGTTCTTGGTCTGTTTGGCCGATATAATCCGGCAGGCCAGTTCTGCGACCTCGTGCGAAGTCAGTTTACCCCCTGACTCCTCGTGGATCGACCGCCAGAAGCCGTCGAAAGCGAGCAGCACCACGTCGACCCACTCCAACGGGTCGCCTAGCCGCTGGACCTGTCCGCGCTCCGTGGCACGGTCCAAGACAATCTGGATGGCTTTGGCTTGGTCAAAAGACAGGACGGCCAGTTCCAGATCGGACGGGGCCGCACCTAGTTCGACCAGTTCCTTGCGGATGTGGTCGGTGACTCCGTTCAGCCGGGTGCCCGGGCCGAAGGTCTGGGCACTGAAAAGCTGCTGTCGGGTCAAGTGGTCTATGAGGTTCATTGCAAGCGCTCCATAAGTTGGCGATGGTTCTCCAACGCACGTTCAGCCGAGGTCGGCCACGAGGCGACGTCCTTGGCTATCCACCAGCCGCCCGAGAGAGCGACCACGAGTATCAAAATCCAGCCTTGCGTCTTGGTCATTTTGTCTCCCCCTCGGGACAGTCCTCGTTCGCCATGCACAACTGGTGCTGCACGTTCAGTATGACCTTGTTGGTCTGGGTGAAGATGAAAGTCAGGATCAGCCCGAAAGCGATCACGCTCATGAGGGTAGCCAGCTTCTCCATCATATCTGCATAGTCCATATCGGTTCTCCTGTGGGTGTTTGTGAGAGAGGGGCGGCCCTTTCCGGGCGAGCCTTGTCCTCCGAGGCCGGGGTCATGCCGACACGAAGTAAGCCCCTCTCTCAAAAACACCCCCCGGGTCTGGGGACAGCACCCGGGGAGCAACAGCGCGGAGGAAACGACCAAGGAACTCCCGCGCTGATTCGTTTAGAATTCGGCGAGGTCCAGCAGTGCCCCGCCCTTGCGTTCCAGTGCAACCCGGTCGTCTTGGTTCCGGATCGTCTTAGCCGCAGCGGTCACGCCAGTCACGGCATCCCACAGCGTCTCGATTGGGCGGCCCTCTTCGCGGACGTGGGCTTCCTCTGCCACGCGACGCTCGGCCTGCGAGAAGTTGCGCTTCTTGAAGAACTCGGCCAGATCGTGATCGACCCGCACCTCCTGCGCGATGGCGATAGTCTGCTCGATAGGTGCAGCCGCCGCGTTGGCATATTCCTGAAGCACAGGAACGACCCCCTCCATCCAACGGTCAGGCGCACCTGATGTGTGACGCAGGCGCATCTCCTTGAAGCCCTGCGCACCCCAGACAATCCGGTTCGAGCAGGCGAAGTCGAAGAGGAAGAACGCAGCACCCAAGCTGGACGACCCGACCTCAGAGTTCCAGACGAAGAACCCACGGGCCAACGACCCACTCTTGCCGTCGCGGCGGTCCTTCATCTCGACACGGTTGGTCTCGTCAGCGAGGAACACAAACATGTCGCGGTCCGATGCGTAGAGGGTCGTGTTGTCGCGGGTGATCGGGACCTCCTTGCCGAACTCACCGGGAACTCGGAAGTCTCCTGTGCGACCGTCGCCGAAGCGCGAACGTAGCATGTTGATGATGTCAACATCCCAGACGCGGCCATAGTTTGGACCTGTCGCGGCCCGCAGTTCCACCTGTTCTGTCACGGCCCCCGTATAGACGGCAGACGCATCGCTGATCTTCTTTTCGCCATAGAAAAGTTCGCCCGGGCCCGCGACCTCCACTTCGCTCTTGGTGCGGAGGATGCCCACTTCCTGCACGTTGCGGTTAAAGTGCATCGAGTAGTTCAGGTTGTCCGCGACCAGCGCAGGGTCGAGGGTCCGCAGGTAGGACGCAGGAGCCCCTGCCAGCGACGCGATCTGACCAAACGAATAGTGAGTCGGATCATAGAAGCCGTCCTGACCTTCGACAGTGAGGCCCTTGCGCGGGTTGCTTGGGTGTGGGATGAACTTCAGCTTGCGGTTCGAGATCACGTTCTCGACGGATGCCTCGCGAATCGCTTGCTTCTTGGTCGCCATCTCGTCGAGGGACAAGAAACGTTGGTCGGCTGGGCGCTTGGCCCACTGTTCGGATGCTTGCATGAGAGTAGTCATTGGGTTTTAGTCCTTCCAAGGGGTTATACCGTGGGGCTATCATCGCCCCCTGCCATGAGAGATAGGCTACTCTCGGTAGACAATCAACCCCTCGTAGATAAAAAAGTTGAAAAAAGATTCAGACTATGCGAGGGTAGGTCAATCCTACCACCCTGTTGGACGACACCTGCCCTGAACTAAAGCCCTGACGGCCTCCCTCGTCAGGGCTTTTTCTTTGGCCGCTCAAGAAAAACGGGGCGGCAATCCGAGAATCGCCGCCCCGTTTTTTGGTGGGGTCTAGGGCAAAACCTTTACCCGCATTTGCTGTGGCCGCAATCCTTGCAGACCAGACAGCCGCTTTCGTTCTTCAGGTTCGTGCCGTGGCACTCGGGGCATGACGGGCCACAAGGGCGGTCGACGAACTCTGGACCCCCGTGTAGCGCCGACGAGAACACCGCCATCGAATCGGTCTTCCGCAGTTCCTGCGGCACGTCCGGGTCGTTGATGTAGCCGATGCGGATCATGTGAATCTCGATCACCCGGCCAATCGCGGCCACGGTCGAGTTCCAGTATTTACCCTGCCAGTAGCCTCCCCCCTTGGGATCGAAGACGCTCTTCAGTTCCTCGACCACGAAGCGGCTGTCATGGGGCCGCCGGAAGACGGCGGAGATCATCAGGGTCAGGGCCGAGGTCCACTGCATATGCTGCGGGTTTTTGGCGACGATGAAGACCTCGAACGGGCGACGCCTGCCGTTCTCTTCGATGTCGTTGATCGTCACATAGAACGCCGGGTCGCCACCCAGCTTGACCTTGTAGGTGTGGCCTGCCGTGTCGAACGGGCGCTCTTCGACCTTCTCAGCGCCGTAGGGTGCAACCACCGCTTGCTCTGGGGCGTCCTCGGCGAAGATGTTCTCGACCTCGGGTTCCTTTGGTTCCCCTGATTGGGCTTTGGGGGTGCTTTCCTCTACTGTCGTTAGCTTTGGCTCCCCTTCAACCGAGATCACCGAGCCTGTGATGTCGTTCGGGCGGTAGGTAGTGCAGCCCTTACAGCCGCTGTCAAAGGCCAGTCGGTAGACCTCTTTGAACGCCTCGAAGTCCGCGTCCTCGGGCACGTTGATCGTCTTGGAGATCGACGTGTCGACCCACCCCTGAAGCGCGGCCTGCATCTTCACATGCTCGGCTGGCGTCAGCGTCTGGGCGTCGACGTAGGCCGGGGGCAGGGTGGGAGCGTCGAGGTCGTAAGCGGTGAATTTCTCCCAGAGCGCCACGGCGTAGTCCACGACGCGCTGCTCTTTCTTCGAGCCGTCGTCCTGCAAGGTCTTGCGGGTGTAGCTGGGCGCGAAGATCGGTTCGCCACCGGACGACACGTTGCCCGCGTAGAGCGAGATCGTCCCGGTTGGCGCGATGGACAGCAGATGGCTGTTGCGGATGCCGACCTGCATGATGTCCCGCTTCATCGAGTCGGGCAGCTTCAGATCGGCGAAGTTGCCGCTGCTGGTGTATTGAGCGCGGTCGAGGGCAGGGAACGCACCCTTCTCTTGGGCGAGGTCGATGCTGGTGTCGTAGGCTTCCAGTGCGATCACCTGCATCCACTTCTCGGTCCGGGCAGCGGCGTCGTCGGAGCCGTAGCGCAGGCCGACCATCAGCAGGGCGTCAGCGAGCCCCATGATCCCTAGTCCGATGCGACGCTTGGCCTTGGCCTCGGCCAACTGCTCGGGCAAGGGGAACAGGCTGATGTCGTTCACGTTGTCCATCATGCGGATGGCGATCCGGACGAGCCGCTTCAGGCCCTCGCTGTCGATCCCTGCGTTGCTCTTGAAAGCGTTCGCGACCAGCGCGGCCATGTTGATCGAACCGAGCAGGCAGGCACCATAAGGTGGTAGAGGCTGTTCGCCGCAGGGGTTCGTGGCGGAGATCGTCTCGCAATATTTCAAGTTGTTGTCGATGTTGATTCGGTCGATGAAAATCACCCCGGGCTCGGCGGCGTCGTAGGTCGAGCGCATGATCGTGTCCCAGAGAGTCCGGGCTTCGACCGTCTTGTAGACCTCGCCACCGAAGACGAGGTCCCAGAGTTCCCCCTTCTTGACCGCTTCCATGAACTTGTCCGTCACCAGCACCGACATGTTGAACATGCGCAGGCGGCTCGCGTCGTGTTTGGCGGTGATGAAATCTTCCACGTCGGGGTGGTCGCACCGCATGGTCGCCATCATGGCCCCCCGGCGCGATCCTGCGGACATCACGGTGCGGCACATCGCATCCCAGACGTTCATGAAGGTTAGAGGTCCGCTGGCGTCTGCCGCGACCTTCTTGACCTGTGCGCCTTTGGGGCGGAGCGTCGAGAAGTCGTAGCCAATGCCCCCTCCCTGCTGCATGGTCAGCGCGGCCTCACGCAGCGCCGAGAAGATGCCCTCCATGCTGTCGGGGATCGTGCCCATCACGAAGCAGTTGAACAGCGTCACGCGGCGGCTGGTGCCCGCTCCTGCGATGATCCGACCTGCCGGGAGGAACTTGTAGTCTTCGAGGGCTTCGTAGAACTCACCCGCCCAGTATTCCTGTGGCGTCATGCCCGGGGAGTGCTGGATGCCCGCCGGGAGGGCCGTCTCAGGTTCGGCCAGCGCGGTCGCGATCCTCCGCCATGAGTCCTCGACCGTCTGGTCGAAAATCTCGCCAGTGAACTTGTTGAGGTGACGGTATTTCTTCTCCCAAATCTCCTGCGAGATCGGGGCGTGGAAGCGTGTGGAGATGTCAGTCATAGCGAATCCTATATGTTGATTGGACCAGAGCAATCTGCACCGGATGTTGTGTTTAGGTCAACACTGGCCACAATAACCGACCGGGTGGCCGCATGTGGCGCAGAGAGACTTGGACGAGGGGGTTCTTCAAGTTTAGTCATCCTTTTTCTCCTCGGCGATCTCTTGGGACGGCTTGTCCTTATCATCACGATCATGGGCGTTTCCGCCCTTGCCGTTGGCGTCGCTGTTATCTGTCTTTTCCTTTTCGTCATCGGTCACAGGCGGATCGGTCACAGGCGGATCGGTCACAGG